TGTAGTGAAGTGTTATTGGGGGGTAATTTGTAGCCGCCATAGTATTTCCTTAAAATGTTCCGCCGGCAACGCCGTAGATTGTGCCAGTTCCGCCGTTGGCTATTGGGAGAATGCCTGTGACTCCAGTGGTTAGTGGCAAGCCCGTTGCGCTAGTCAATGTACCGCTGCTCGGTGTACCCAGAGCGCCACCATTGACTACGAATGCCCCTGCGGTGCCCGTATTGACCCCCAGAGCCGTTACAACGCCTGTGCCAGTAGTTACAGTGCTTGGGGCAACTCCAGCGCCTCCACCGACCATTAAAGCGTTGGAGGCCAACAGCGCCGATGTATCCCAAGTGCTTGTGCTTGTGAAGTAGGGTACACCACCGCTTGTCCCGGCAACCGTCAAGGCCAAAGTGCCGCTGGTCGTAATTGGCGAGCCAGCGACCGAAATGATGCCGCCCGTAAATGACTGGGCAACACTGGTAACCGAGCCTGTACCAGCCGCTGCCCAAGTACCATCACCACGCCAAAATGTGGAGGAAGTTGCTCCGGTTCCGCTGTTTAAATTGGTTACCGGCAGGTTGCCAGAAACGTGAGTAGCAAGTCCAATTTTGCCGTAGCTTGGTGCAGTGTTTACTCCTCCCGTAATCAACGCATTGCCGGTAGCTATGTCAGCTAGGCTAGACAATACGCCTGTGGTGCTGGCGTAGATGATGTCGCCAACAGCGTAGCTAGTAATGTTTGTACCGCCATTCGCTACTGCCAAGGTTCCTGCCAAGGTGATAACACCCGTGCTGGCGGTGCTAGGCGTGAACCCTGTTGTACCGGCGCTGAACGAGGTAACACCGCCTGCGGAACCGCTGGCTGCTGATGTGATCTGGCCTTGGGCGTTGACGGTGATATTGGCGTTTGTATATGCGCCAGCCGTAACGGCAGTGTCGGCAATAGAAATGGTGCCCGTGGAGGTGATCGGCCCACCAGTGAGGCCAGTTCCCGTAGCAATAGAAGTAACGCCAGAGCCTGATGCAAATGCAGTCCAAGCGCCGTTGTAGCCCTCAAACAAGCCTGTCGTTGAGTTGTAGCGGATGTTGCCTAGCGTAGAAGACCCACGTTGTCCTGTTGTTCCCGCTGGCACAACAACACCCCCGGTGCCGGGGATTACGGGGTTGTCGGCCAAAGAAATGGTCGGGTTGCCGCTTACGCCAGTACCGTTTGCAACGCCAATTTGGCTTGCGGTGCCTGTTATTGTTGAGGAGGTAATGCCGCCAGCAGTTGAGAGCGTTACCAGTCCATTGAAACTTGCGTTGGCAAAATTCAGAACCTGACCGCTCAAAGCAACGGTTGGGTCACCAGATACGCCAGAGCCGTTGGAAATTGACAGCCCATTACCGCTGACGGCTATAGAACGGTTTGTAATGGCCGTAGAAGACGTTTTTACTTGGAACCCAGTGCTGGAGTTCACTAAGGACAACAAAGCGCCTGTGGTGCTTATATTGAAGAGTCCTTGCGCCCCACCGTCCGTTATCGCCAAGCCATTTGTTGCCCCTACATACCGACTGTTTGCCAATTGGGGGGTTTGCGAGACCGTCAGATACGTGTAAGTCTGAGTTGGCGAACCTGCTATTGCGCCAGTCGTGGTTTGAACCGTGACCCCATTTTGGACAATAGGAACCGACTCAGTGCCTGTAATAGCACCAGCGGCTGGGAGTTGGGTAATGACGACTTGTGCGGACATTTATGTACTCGTATTGTCAGGCGGGTTCGGTGCAAGCGTGTCCAAATTGCCGTTGCTTGTTGGCGTGTCAGTGTTACCTTGGGTAGAAATCTGGAATTGGCTAGAACCATCGAGGTTTTGGCTACCAGTCATCAGGTAATTGTCACCAGCACCAATTGGCGTGTCAGGGCGCGGAAACCGCAGGTTGATACGTTCCGTCTTACGGGCGGCAAGGCGGTAGGGATCAAAATTATCCCGGCATCCTTGATCGCACACCCGCAGGCCGGGGAAGTTTGGGTCTGGCCCCAATTGCACAAAGGCGCGTTTCATCTTGCATCGGTCGCATACCCCGATGGCAAGTGATGTTAGCCCTGTTGTGTCAAGAAAAATAGGCATTAGGCCGTGTACACAGAAATATTAGGTGCCCAGTAAATTGGCGAACGATCCCGCTCTTCGGACTCAGCGTCGGCAAGGTACTTGTCAGCCATCTTCTCTAGGTAGCCCACGCGATCCATCGCCACTTGGGGCAACTCAAGGGCCATACGGTGGGCCAGCATCATTTGGACGGCCTCGTACCAGCGTTGGGGTATCTCAAGCTCGTCAGTCAATGCACCCACATCGTCAATCTGACGCGAGTACCAGCAAACGATCTGCACAAAAGCAGTTGACGGTGTCGGCCACACATAAATGGATGGTTCGGGGATGACTCGGTCAAACCAATATTGGTACGGTTGGTTGGCCGTGAAGTTCTTGTTTGGCAGGTTGGTGTAGTCGTCGCGGTTTAGACCGGACATCTGCACTTCCAGCGAGTTGTTCCCAAAGTACAACTCACGCAAAGACAGGGTGGTGCCGTTGTAAGCACGAATGCGATAGTACGGCACGGTTTGACCAGCCATGATGTCAGTCCACACCCAAGTGCCGTTGACCACATCAATTTTGCCAAGATCAACTAGCGTACTCCACGAGGAGTTGTCTAGCGAGTATTCGTAAATGATTGACCACGAGCCAGTGGTTGCAGGCAAGAATCCAATGGAGCCAATGTAGATTGGGTTGGATGTACCGTAATTGACCGCAATGTTGCCGTTGGCTGATGTCTGGGTGCAAATGGTCTCGGTGTTGCCATCATAGACGTTTGCAACCGTTCCCCCGGCAGAAGTGGTGTACGCCCCACTGGGACGCGCCATAGTGCGATACAAGACGTTCCAGAGGTCAATGGTGCCCTTGGGTAGGGTGTAGATGTAATTGTCTACTTGTGTGCCCAAAACCTTCTTGGTAATCGTCCAGAACTGGATGCCACGGTTACCAAGGTTGGAGAGCAGGAAGTACAGGGATTGACGGGCGGACAGAACTTGCTCAGAGGTCAACTCTTCGGCAAGCTTTCCACAACGTCGAGCGCCGTGGTCAATCAATGTTTGGACATTAATGACCGTCTGACCTACAGTTCCAGAATACGCCATGTCAGCACTTCCATCTGTTTAAAGCCGCCGCCTTGCGAGTTGGCTGGCCTTTTTCGTCTTTCATTGGCCCCGGCATACCACTCATCCGGGCGCAGAACGAATCCTTGCGCGGGCCACCTTGAGGCTGTGGAGCCTTGAGGTGTGATCCTGTCTCCCTATTGTACTTGGCTCGGCCCTTTTCCGTAAGCCCTGCGCCTTGGGATACTGGCAGTTTCTCACCCCGACCTACAGCAAGACTTGGCCCACCCTTTTTAAATTTTTTACCCTCATCAGCCTTGGCAAAGTCTTTACCGACTTTTGTGGGTATGCCAACCTTCTTGGCAAACGCAGGGTTATGTGCAACGGCCTCCATCAAACGATGTTGGGAAGGTGATTTGCTTGGCATGATTAACCCAGAGGATTGACGTAATGCTTTTGCATCTCAAGAATGACTGTGTACGCATCTCCAGCACTGCCATCAAAAGTTGTGAAGGTAATCACACCGTCTTTGCCAGTCCCGGCGTTGTTCCACAAACCGCCAAAATTTGAATAGTCTTGCGTGTAATTTGTATTTGGCGGGATTATTTCAATAACCACTGGTGTGCTTGCCTTCCAATTCATTTGGACTTCTAAGCCATGCGTCATTGCCGTGCATTTCAAAATAGTCACAGCATCACAGGCACCACCAGCGGCTGAAGCAGCAAGAGCCGAAGGGGTCACTTTTGCAACCGCAGACTCATTCTCTGTCGTACTCATCGTTGCATAGAACTTCATAATGGCAATTCGTTCGCCATCAAACAATGTTTGGGATGTAGCCGTAATAGTCATTCAGTTCTCCGATTAAAAGCGGGGGCCGAAGCCCCCACTCATTTTCAACAAGCTTGTCCGCCGCGCTTCTTCCCGGCTGGCGTAACCGTTATAGACTCCTTGGTCACACTGCCAGCACTTTTGGGCATGAAGTAGTTTTTCGCCTTACTAGCAAGCTCCTTCACCATGCCAAGAGGATTCAATGCATCCTCAAGGTCACGGCTGTACTTGGGTGCTTTATCGTATGCGCCTTTGGACATATCTTCCACCTTGTCAGAGGAAGAGCCACCGCCATTCATACGCTTACCGCGAACTACAGAACCCATCGGCGCATAAGATTCAACGCTATTTGCTTTTGCTTCACGCATAGCAGGAGCATTCATCTTATTAAAGCTTGATTGCATCACTTTATTGCCGGGGGCTACTTTTCCGCCACGTTTGAAAGTACCAGCGAGAGCATTAATCTCTACTGGCTGGGAGACAGGCTTACGACCTTGTGGCATCTTTTCAGGGCCACCGTCGTCTTGCACCTTTCCCCCATCAGCAAACTTTTTTGGGGCACCGCCTTTGCGATAGCCGCCGCCGTTGGACTTGGTAACGCCACCAGTAGCATAGCCACCACCATTGCCATCCTTCACGCCGCCAGTTTTGGCAGGCGAGTTATTGGGCTTGGCCGTAACCATCTTAGTGTTGCGGTACTCGCCGCCTTGACCTTCGGTGTTGATGATGCCGCCGTTGGCGTAACCACCTTGACCATCAGTAACGCCGCCAGTGGCGAACTTCTTGCCAGCCATAGCCTTCTTGATCATGGCGCGGTCTTCTGCGGCATCATCATGCATCTCAGACTTGCCACCTTTTTTCATGGCAGGCAGGCCGGGGTTGCCAGCAGGCATAGCGGGGCCAGATGGCGTTCCCATGCCCTTAGCCATCATTGCCTTACGGCGCATAGCCATAGAAGGCTTTCCGGGGGCTTGGACGGGCGCGTTGATAGCGGGGCGACCCACCAGTGCGGGCGTACCAGCAAGAGCACTTAAAGCGCCCCCGCCCATCGCCATCTTCTTGGTGGCGCTGCCGCCGTTTTTCATCTTGACTACGCCACCCTTTTTAAGCTTCAGAATAACTGAAGGCTCGGTGGTCTCCATCTTCACCATTGGTTTGAATTGACCCATGTCGCTCTCCTTTAAGCTTGAGTTACGCCGAGTGCGCCAACGCGAGTAGCGTTAGGGCCGACGGCGATACCGGACAATGCAATGGTCATCACAGTACGGACAATGCCGTCTGAAGCAGTGGCGGGCACATAAGTACCGCGAACGTCACCAGTGGTTGCCGTAGCGGTAGCCATATCGGCGGCAACAAACGTACCCGCATCTTGTGCGAGTGTGTTGTTGCTCTTGACGCTGGTTACATAAGCCACGTTGAACACGCGAACCGGGAGGCCCAGAACATCGCTCGTACCAATCAACACCGCAGTTGCGGAGCCAGCAATCGTCGCACCAGAAATCTGGAAGAACGCTTTTTTGCCAGTAACAGCAGTACCCGCGACAGTAACCGTGATGGTTTCAGTCATTGCCTGCCCGTAGTAGTCATAGCCACTAACGGTAAATGCACGGGCGGTGGTAGAGCAGTTCACCTTCACAGCGCGGGGGCAATCCAATTGGATCACGGTTGTGCCAGTGTTGAGAACGACAGACTTAGCCGAAGTGCCAGCAGTCAACGTTACAGAACCTGCGCCAGCAGCGGTTTGCGATAAGGCGATGTTGTTGGTAACAGCAGCTTGGGGCATAACGTCCCAAACGTACACACGACCAACTGGGCCAACGCCGTTGTCCATCGGGGACGGGTCTTCAAAGCCAATGTTGCCATGCGCGTACATGGTGGTGCTGGAAGCGGTCACCGATTGGTTGATGGTGTAAGTACCAGTCCCACCAGTTCCGGTTCCAAAGCCGGTGATGTAAGTGCCATCGGTTACGCTGGAACCGTCAACATACATACCCACGACAATTGGTGCGCCCTGCAATAGCGCAGTCACGGTCAGTACCGTGGTCGCCATCGACCCAGTGAATATGGTCGTGTACGGGCGAATACCCGTGCCCATGTAAGTTTGGGCCGGGCCTAAGAATAGGTCATCAGAAAATTGAGGCATTTTGATCTTCTCCTTGAAAAGCTTGATCAGGTTTAACAAAAAAAGGGCTGGCTTTTTAGACCAGCCCTTGTCACTTTACACGCCGGGTGTACCGTACATTGCGCGGGGGTCAGTGAAACCCACTTGATAACGCTCGGTAGCCTTGTAGCGCATGGAGTCGGTTTCAAAGTCACCTTCCATCGTCTTCTCCAGCTTACGGCGCATCAGGAGCTTCATGCCCTCTGGCGCGTCGGTCTGCACCCACCATGCGGTGGAGGAGGTCAGGCGGCTGATAACAGCGGCACCTTCGTCCAGCAAGCCAATAGACTTAACTGGGTTCAGGTCGTTGTTGGCAGTGCCCGAACGCAACACAGACTTGAGCAACACTTCAGCTTGGAAGACGTTGCCCGGAGCCACCACCAACTGGCGGGGAACCAAGCGAATCTTCTTCTGGTTGTTGTCCACAGCTTGGCGAATCTGGATCAGCATCTGCTCAAGCGATGTCTGCGACAGGTTAGCGGCGGTAGCCAACTGGTTGCTAAAAGTACCGTTCACGATGGGGTGTGCAGTGCTGATCAGCGACACACCATCACCACCGGGGTAGGCGGAGTTGAATGCGCGGTTCATCACGTTTGCCGACAAGGTTTCTTTGGTCTCAATCAGAGATTGAGCCAAATGCTTGGCGTACACCTGACCGATGCGGATATGGTCGCCGTCTTCAACCAACACTTTGGTCAGCGCGAAGGCGAGGCCATACACGTTGTACACATAGCGTTGCAAGAAGAGAACACCACCCTGCTGATACGTAACAGGAGTTCCGTCAGGCAGTTGGGGTGCGGCACCGAATCCATACAGGACTGGTTCCTCGTGGTAGTTGCGGGGGATACCTTCTTGTTCACGGAAAATCCGTGACCATTCATCGGTACGTTGGTCATAGACTCCATCGAAGCACTCATTGAGGATAGGCTCAACGATGCTTCTAAAGTCCGTACTGCGCATTGGTGCTGCCATGATTGGACTCCTTAGATGGCGTTAATGGTTGCAACGTACTGACTACGCGAGACTTGTACTTGCACAACTGTGTAAGCATCGCCCCAAGCGTTGTCAACGCCGTTATAAAGACCGATGATACGCATATCACCGACCGCGCTTGATCCCGCAAGGGATGTGGAAATCGTGCATTGCGACAAGCCAGTGGTCGTGGAACCAGCGGTGGCGTTCGTAAAGTTTGCTTGATCTCCGATGGAGGTTTGTGCCAAGCTGCCATCTGCCTGAATGTCGTAAACGATATTCGGGTCAGAATAGAAGTAAGTCACATTTGATCCGGTTTGGTAGGTCGTGTTAGCAGTCCATTGGTTGCTAATTTGACGACGGCCACCGTTATCAGTCCATTCGCAACCAGCGAAAGCGCCAAGGTAGGCGCTGCCAGCAGTGGCGATGATGATGTTACCGGATGTGTTTTGGGCTACGGGCTGGCCTTTCAAAATGCCAGTGTTGTAACCAGAGGCGATGCCGCCAGCCAACGCGACCGCACGATCCAACCCGGTGGGGTGGAACGAAGGGCGAAGGCCAAACGGCTGATTGAGTGAAGACATTAGTCTCTCCTATGATCAGTTTCAAAGATCGGCTTGTTTCACGAGAAAACAGGTGCCGACATCGGTTTATCAATACCATCAAAACCTTCACCTTCGACACGGCCCAAGGGCTTGCCAGAACTGTCGCGGCCTTGTAGCTGCTCTGCCTGTAGACGGATTTTATTCGCATCTTCAAGTGGCGCTTCATGGTGGAAATGAGCCATGACCTCTTGATACATTTCCATTGGAATCTTGTACAAGAGCATCTCATTACACGCAACAAATCCAACGTGTTCCCCAGCTTTGACTCTGTTATTCTCCATTCCGGGTACTTCTTCCGCTTTCACGGGGATGTAACCAAGGCGAATACGTTTGTCGATGCTGTCGTAACTGTTCGTAGTCGATAGCCAGCAAAGGTGCCATCCCTTGATTTCGGGAATAGCAGGCAATGCGCTCTGTGTCCACTCGTCCTTCCACATCTTGCGACGTTCTTCGGATGACACGAATTTTGTCTCCGGTGCCTCTCGACTTTCATCAAGACTAGCGCGAGATTCGCGCCCACCAGCGGACAATGATTTTTTTAAACGAGAATCCATTCTTAGCTCCTAAATTGTTTTGCTTCAAGTGCGTAACGACGAATCATATTTGCACGTTTATTTGGGTCATCCCACATTCCTGCGTCTTTCATTGCGCTGACCTGTTCGCGTGTTAACGCAAACTGATTTTTGCCAATCGCACTACTTGACGCACTTTCGCGGCCTGACCCAGTCACAAAACTCCTTGGTCGCCTTTGAGTTGGTTTCTCATCTGCCTCACCAGTATACCTGTGAGGTAAGTATTTTTGCAAGCGGTTATCTAATTCATCCCAATATTGGGGTGTTTTAGGGTTCCAGCCCTCCTCGGCCATTGCCTGATCAATAGTCAAAGCGACTCGTGAGTCAGGGTCTTTGCCATTTGGGTCATACCATTGGTTACTTTCCATCCAAGTATTGGCATGACGCTGCAATTGGGGGTCTGGGGCTTGAATAGTCCGTTGCCGGGGCTGGGCGGTAGCCTTTTTCTTGACTGCGTCCAATGCCTCAAACTGCCGACGGGCTTCAAACCACATTTCCTGTGCCGTAGCGTGTAATTCGCCATTTCCAGCGGCAATTGCCTCTGACATCTTCTGTTTTGCAAACAAAGTGCGGTTGTGCTGGTCTTCCATCGCCTTGTTGAGGCGGGCAAGGTCACTACCGTGGGACTTTTTCTCTAAAACAGACAGTCGCTCAAGCAATTCTTGGTTTTGGCGGCTCAAAAAGTCCAGTTTGTGGTCTTTTTCAGTCGAAACCTGCTTGTGATACTCCTTGCGCTTGACCCGTTTGAGGCGTTTTTGCTCTCTCAGGGCTTCGGCTTGGGGGTCAACACCACCACCTTCGGCCATTTCGGCCTGTCGGGCAGCATTATCAGCAGCATCGGAGTCATCTTCGGGGCTTGCATCGGGGGATGGAATGCTTGCAGGTAGCTCAATCGTTGCAGAGCCGTCCTTTTCCTCTTGGATGACGATGACTTCTTGTTCTCCTTCGGCGCTCATATGAATGCCTTCATGGAAAGTGGGTCACCAGTCAGTTTGGCGATGATTTCATGGTCGTTGAGAACCATAAACAGGGCTGGATCATCATCTCGATGTGAATCAGGGATTGGAACCTCCCAGCGATCACCGCCCCACTTAGGGACGCGAAGATAGTCACCAACTTCACACCATGAACCTTCGGGCCACGGCTCCATTGTGTCGCGCTTCTTAAACGCCAATGGGCCAATCTCGATGACTTTCGCCACCATGTTCTGCCACTTCTCGGTTTCTCTAGTCTCAGAGACCAGAACAATCCCGCTTGCTGTTACCGTCTTCTTTGTCCGACGCAGTTGTACTAAAACTCGTGCGCCAAGGGGTTTTGCACCGGGGTCTACAGCAGGAAAGGCTTCCCGCAAATCAGCCGAATTACCAGCTACCGTGCTATCTGTCGTCATCTTCTTCCTTTAGTAGGTTATCAAGAATGACAAGGGCTTCTTCAAGTCCAGCGATATGTCCGACTAGACGCTGGTATGCAGGGTAGTCGGAGGCATTACCCGCCGCCAAACTCTGCACAACAGCTTCTTTACGCGCTTTTACAGCACCAATAAAGTCGGAGGTATACCTCATGCGTTGCGCTTGTCAACGCCCTTGTTTTGGGAGAAATTCCCGTGGTCGCTGTTAGCCTCTGGCATAGTCGCTGTTCCCTTCTCTTTTAATGATTCGCCTGTAATCCAAGCGCCAGCAGCCATGCGGGTGTGCTGGCGGACTTGTTCGCTCTGAACTTCTTTGACTTCGTTGTTAGATGTAGCCATTTCAATCTCCTAAGTTACGTTGGGTTTCTTGGTTAAGTTTCACAGCAGTTTTCTCCTGCTCCTGCCGTAGCCTGACCTCGTCCACGGTCAGTTCTGCGGTCTTGATGCGCTCTGTAGTCAGGTTGTTTTCGGCGTTCATAGCCACCTTGAACTGCTCCGCATCTTGTTTGGCCTTCAATTCCGCTTGGAATTTCTGCACATCGAAGGCGAGTCGTGCCTGATCGTCTGCGGCACGGCGTTGTGTTTCGGCCATAGAAGCCTGCAACACGGCTTGCGCTTCCCCGTCCATCGGTGGGGGTGGCGGCTTGAACTGTTGCATCATTTGCCCAAGTTGCTCAAGTGCAGGTTGTAGACCAGCGAACACTTGTGCAGAATCCAGTTTCATGTGGGCAGAGGCCAAAGATACTGCCTTGTCAATGTCCTTGACCAGCGGGCTGTCCTCGTAGCTTCCAAAGTCCACATCGCCCTTGCCTTGGACGTACTGGCTCATGGTCTGGGTGTACCAAAGCAGGATGTGCTGCTTGATGTGCTCCATGACGTTGGGAATAAGCTTTGGCGCGATAAGCTTGTTTGATCCCAAGTTAGGGTCAAGGGCAAACGACAGGTGCGTCTGGATGTGGGCCAAGTGATCCTGCCGGGGGTAGGCAAACGCTGGACGGCCAAGCGACATGGCACTGTTCTCGTCTGCGGCATTCATCTCAATCGGCTTGCTGGCGTTGGGGATCAACTCGTTGACGTTGGGCACCTTCAATTGCTTGAGCATCCGGTTAACCACGGCGCGTTGGTCAAAGAGGCCGGGGAACTGGGCAGACATCTGCAACACCGATTGCATCTGAGCGATACGCTGGGTCTCCGAGAAGATGTGCGGATCTGACACGGGCACCACATCGCTGTTGCGCTTGAAGTCTTCCCGCTTAATCTCAAGGTCGGCCACCACATCGCCGCGCTTCTGCTCGTCCAAGTACCAGCGGTTCAAGCGGCCAAGCACTTGCAGCACCCGGCGTTGACTCTCGTGCAGTCGGGCGTGGATGGCTGAGAACACTGCGGCACCCTGCTCGATCAAAGCCTGCGTGGTGCCCACTGGCATATTGCTGTTGGCATCCGCGATCTTCTCTTCTGCGGTGGTTACAACTCCCTTGGCGGCATCAGTAATCCAACCCAGCAACTGGAACAACACCGGGCTAGGCGGGTTGAACGGCATAGGCATCGCAATCTTCCTGATGTCGTCTACGCCAACAGCGGACTCAATCTCGGTGACCTGAGTAACTTCAATCTGCTGGCTGGCACCGGAGATGCGGGCACCTTTTAACTTCAGCATGGTGGCCGAGTTGTTGATGTGTGCGGTGTCCAGCAAAGCCCGTAGAGCGCCCGTCAAGGCTGCGGAGAGACCTCCGATGAGGTGAGGTAGCCCGATGGCATACGCGCCCCGCCAAGGGATGAATTTGAACTCAACCAAGTGATCCAGCTTGGTCATGGTCTGGTCGCCGTCTTCCCAGTTGCGGTAGAGACCCAGCACCTTAGATTCAAGCTCGTCGATCATCAGGATATACGGGGCGGTCTCGCCTTTTGTCACTGTGTCGTCGTCAATGTTCAACCAAGTGTAGATATGGAACACCCGGCGCAGGCCGTCTTCGTTGTCGCTCCACGACTTGCCCTCAATCTTGGAGTTGGCCTGTTCCGCCTTGGTCATCTCTGGCTCGGCGGATGCGCGAATCAGGCTGATGTCACGGTATAGGCCGCGATCCATGCGCTGTTGCATCTCCCAGCCGGTGATGTCTTGCTGTTCCGTCACGCGCTGGGCGGTGTAAAAGTTGACAGCAGAGAACGGCAAGATCATGTTGTCAATGGGAACGAACTCGGCGCAAGGGCGGCGTTTGGTGTCGTCGTACCACAGCTTCATAAACTGAGAGCCGCCAAGCGGCAACTGGGTCAGCAACTGCTCCTGCTCGTCGCGGAACTCCTCAATCTGCTCGGTCAACTGCCAGTTCATGTAGTCGCGCTTGCGCTCGGCCACATCTGTCTTGGCCTCGGTGACTTCACCAAGCACCTTAGTGCGGACAGGGCCATCAGGCGGGAACATCTCTTTGATAGCACGAGCGGCAAAGTCCACGCAGGCTTCGGCCATGATGGGGTGGACAACCTTGCTGGCACCGTAGAAGTTAGCACCGCCGGGGGCATCGTCACCCAAGCCAGTGCGCTTGAGACCTTCTTCGTATTGCTTGTCGCGCTTCTCGCGGGCTTCTTTGTCCTTGTCAATCAAGTCAAGGTAGCGCATCCCAATCTTCTCAAGGTCGTACAGGTTGATGGTCTCGGCAAGGTTAGAGTAGAAGTCCTCGTCCTCTTCCGGGCCAACAAACGGCCCCATGTTGGCAATGGCAGAGCCGTCGTCAAGCTCCTCCACCTCAACATCCTCGTCAGGAAGGTCAGCCACGGCACTGCCGTCGTCTTGCATCTTCAGGCCGTCAATGAATCGCTCGGCGTTGGGGTCTTGGGGGTATTGGGTTGCCATAGTTATCTCATTGAGGTTAAGCCGCCACGGGCCTTCTTGGCACCGACCAAGTCTTTGATCACGCTGCCAGCCTTCTGGGCCGCTTTGGGTGCGCCCATAGCGCCTTTAATCATGCCTGTTGGGCTAAATAAACTCAGGGAGGTCTCCATCATGGGGCGATCTTCACCGGAGGTTACGTTGTACTTGTCCATCAAGTCTTTGATGTACTCTTGACCAAGGAAAGGTTTATCACTAGAGACTCTGATGTCTCGGCCCGTTAACTTGGAACCCAAATAATCAAGGGGGGTCAAAGCCATGTTTGCCAAATCAACAGGCATACCAAGTGCTGGCGCTAGGATGCCTCGGTTGGCAATGTCCATTGTGGCTCGGGGCTTGTTTAGGGACTCGACCTCTTTGTTTCCCTGATCCTTTGTCAGCTTGCCCAGTGCGTTTAGAAAGTCCCCTGCGTCTTCTCCAGCCTCACGCAAAGCTTTGCCACCTTTTGGTTTGGGATAAATACCAAATGCAGCACCTTGCTTAGGCTCATCTGATGAGCCACCCTCGCCCATGCGTTTAGGCTCAACAAACGTATAGCCGCCGTCCTTCATGTGCTTCTCAACGGCGCTATGCCAGTCTGGCTTGGCAATGGCTCCGCCTTCTTTGCGGAGGAAACCCTTACCCGTCACCATGTCGTTTAACACTTCGGTGGGTGACTTGCCTGTCTGTTCGGCGGTGTACTTGATCAGCCTCTCAAGGTTGTCCACATAGTTCTCTGGTTTAGTCTTTAGCGCCGTAATGTTGTCGCCTTCCTTGGGTACGCCAGAACCATACCAGCCCAGCGCCTGCGCCTCTGCTGGCTCTACGCCGTGACGTTTGGCACCACGAGTCCACAAATCCTCAAAGCCTGCGTACTCAGAGCCAGAGGGCGCGGCCTCCCAGAAGCCGGGACGCTGTTGCGCCTCACGCATCGACATCTCGCCAGTGTTGTACATCTCACGGGGCTTGTAGGTGTTGATCACCTTACCCTTGTCATCTTTCTCCACCAACTTGGATGTCAGCCAGCGCGGATCACCCTGCTCAATAATCGGGCCACGCAGGGCATTCACATCGACGGTCACGGGCTTGAGGTTGCCAAGCAGGTTCTCATAGAACGTGCCCAGCTTTTTGTTTGGGGGTAAAGCGCCAAGCACATCGCCTTGGCCGATCTGTACTGCGCGGTTAAATATGTCACCCTGCGCCAGAGAGCCATAGCCTTTAGGCAACTCCACCAAGGTGCGGCCTTGGGCCAGCGACGGATCAGCCTTCAGAGCCTCTTTGAGTTTGTTGGTCAACAGCAGGGAGTTCTCAGGCAGTTGGCCTGTCTCACTTAGGTAGTACAGATACGAACCCATTTGGTTCTGCTTGTCCACCGGGTTGCGCTGGCTGGCGCTGGCAAACTGCGCCATCATGGAATCAAACTGCTCCGGGGTTCGGCCAGCGTCCATTGCCACTTGGCGCAGAGGCTCGGTGCCGTACCACTCTTGTATGTTTAAATCTTTGCCTTTGTTGATCAGGTTGTCCACCTTTTTCCGAGCCTTGGGGCTGTCAAGCAAGTCCTGCATACGCTCGTTGTACTTGGGCTGCACATTGGCGGCACGGGCCTTGTCCACCATCGGCATACGGGGCAAGTCCTTTTGGTCACGCAAGGTGTACATCCCATTGTCTCTGGGCATCAGCGGTAAACCAGTGCCCTGCGGTGTGGTCATCGGCGGTGTCTGAGATGCCAGCACATCAGCGATCTTGGACTCGTTTGCAGCCTTTGCCGCTTTTGCCGCCTGCGCCATCTCAGCAGCTTTAGTCAAAGCCCCGACGATGCCTTTGCTTACTCTTCCTGCGTCTGCCATATGAAGTACCCCGCCTTTAGCTTTGGTGATATCTGGGTCTGTTAAGTCGTAGGTTCCACGGTTGCCAGTGGCGGACTTGATTTTGGTTGGATCATATACGCCTAAATTCTTTACGCCAGCTTCTTTTACGTAAAAGGAATCGTAACCAAGCCCCTTCAGTATGTCTTGCAATTCGGCATTTTCAATTGCGCTCCAATTGTTTCCTTGGCGAGTTGGCAACCTGCGAAGAATATCTTCAAACGAATAATGCCTCATGGACTCATCAGAAGAAACCATCCCATTGTTTTTTTTAAGCGGAAACTTCTCTTTGTATCCCTTGATGGCATCTTCTATATGCTTTGGGTTTTCATAATCCCAAGGATTTTTGGCTTGAACGTAAACAGGATATGTGGTTGGAGACCTTCCCATATCAACGTCCCATTGATCGCCAGAATACCTGCTAGAAAACTGTGGGTCTGGCGTTAAAAAAACAGCGTCACGATTGTTTGCTGACCAAGGGTCTATGGTATTGCCGGGGTGGCTCTCCTCTTTGCTCATCTTCGCCGTTTTAAATTGAGCAATGTTTGGGTTGGGAGAGCCGTGATACATCACCCCCTTAACAGCACTTGGCTCCAACATTTTGGCAAGGTTGGCATCGCGCTCTGCTGTAGGAAAGACCTTGTTGCCTAACTTGACAGCCGCCTTCTCAGCATCAGCCAGTTGCCTAGCTTGCGCCAATGCGCCAAGGATACCTTTGCCTGCTTTTAGATAGTCAGCCATTATTGTGAATACGGATTGACCCGTTTAGTTTCGGTGTATTCCAGATAGTCGTCGTCGTCATTATCTCTCGGCTCTGGATTAATGTCGAGGAAGCCCATATCCTTCATCAGTCGGATAGCCTGAGTGCAATTGTGTACCAGAATCCCGTTGGCGTAGTAGCAATGCTCACCCTCCACTGTCAGGTCAAACACATGACGCATGGTATGGGTGTTGGTAACTTGACTTACCAAGACGGAACCGAGACTCTTGGTTTTGGCAGGTTGGGCTGCAAAACTTCTTGCGATCAGGAACTTTGGCAATGCCGTCAAAGCCGCACCAAACACATTTGTAAGGGGCTGGATAGTACAAGTTAGGTTTTCCCCAAGACTTGCCCAAAGAGTTCTTGGCGTGTTCTTTGTGCCATGCTCTACCTTCGTCTGACCTGTGCCATTCAGCGGCTTTGTGTCGCACCTTGTCAAGATGGGTAATCTGCTCGGGGGATTTATTCCGTTTGGATAATTCTGCGCGGTGCTCATCCCAATGCTGTTTGCGCGTAATGCAGGCAAGATTGGCAATATCGTTGTTGTTGGTGTTGCCGTCAATATGGTGGACGTGCATCCCTTTAGGGATTGACCCGTTGTGATGAATCCAAACATCCCGGTGAAGTCTGTGACCAGCCCTTGCAAAGTAGCGGCGGTGCGCCGGGTTACCGCTCTCAGGATAACGGTTGTACTTGCGCCCACTGAAGACAACCGACTCAACAGCCACGCCTTTGGATTTGAATGCCATGATGCACCTTTGTAAAGGTATACATTATGGATTGATTGACTCAATGCGTCAACCCTAGTCCAGCCATATTGGGTCATCACTCGATGCTCGGCGGTCGCCAGTAGCCCATTAACTTCCCATACTTCTTTTACTCCGTTGTCGTGTACGGCGGTGACTTTACGCAAGCCCCTTGGGGTCACAACCATATCGCCAACGACTACATCTTTGATGGCCTTTGTACCGCCTGCCATTTGTATTTGCGTCAATGAATCAACACAGGAATCTACATAGTCATCATGGGTACTGTCAGGGAAGGAGCATATCTGGGACAGGAAGCCTTCGCACCAGTCCCGGACGTAGCCCTTGCGCTGGCTGGACTCAGGGAGCCAGACACGGCCAGTCGTGAAGATGGAGGCGGTGATCTGGAGTCGCTGCATCTTGTCGGCCTTGCCGGGGTTGTATCCCCTGACAGGCAGGTGGGCCTGCCGCAACTCTTGTATAAGACTGATGCCTGCCGCCTTGTCTTCCACAAGGATCAGGTCTGGCCGTTTGGCATCCTTGCCTTCGCCGTAGGACACCCGCCACTCGTCTAGCACCTTGGGTTTCAGGGCAGGGAAGGTCAGATGCTCTGCCCAGCAGTCGATCAGCAGGCAGGACATCGGGCCGTCCATTGGCTTGAACACTCCCCATGTGGTCATGGCCGTCGGGTCGTTGTACTCTTTGTCAGTGAAGGCGCAGTCATAAGACTGGACAATGAACTCAAACTTAGGGAAGGGTTTACCCGCAGGCCAGAGCTTGAACATATCCCGGCTGACCACCTTGCCGTCTTCCAGATCGACGATAGCCCCCATCACCTCCTGCTCGTACAGCTTGCTGCCTTTGTACTGCTCTAGCTGGGCGCTGAACGTCGGGGCTAGGTTGGCCTTGTTCTCATAGGTGCTGGCGCGGTCAATGATGACATCTTGCCCTTCCCTGCCTACCAGATCGAGGATTAAGTCCTTCGGGCGGGGGGTCGTGGTGACAATGACACGGGGCTGGCTACCCAGTCGCAGGCCCATCATCATCATGTCCCAAGCCTCGCCGGGGCCGAGGTACTGGAATGCGGCAAGCTCGTCTGCCCAGCACCAATGGAACTGGGGGCCACGCAGGCGCTCATAGCTGTCAGCGGAGATGCCTCTAATAGTAGAGCCGTTCTTTAGCTTGATCTGGTGATCCTGCTTGTTGTACTCGGACACCAGTTCTTTAGGGATGTTTGCCAACAGGCCCGAGGCACCCTCAAAGCAGGTGTGCTTGATGTCATTGCTGGTTGGGGCTAGGACGAGGCCACGGGAGCCGGGGTGTGTCCAGCACCACCACCAGAGAGCGTGGCTTCCTGCGTGGCTTTTACCGGCTCCACGGCCTGCTATCAACGCCCAGACAGTCCAGTCCTGCTCAAGCGGGGGCGGTATTTGGTACTTGTGGGCGCTCGACACCCATTTGGCATGGGCAATCCATGCGATTCGGTCAAGCTCTGACCACGAGTCAAACTCGGAGGCAGTTTCCTTGTCGAGCAACTCACTCAGCATAATAGCCTTTGAAGTCTATTTGCCCTTTGTCCCCTATTATTACTGACCCTTGGTGATTGTTTGAGCAAAGCACAGCCTAACCGTGTCAAAACAACAGTTTCGCTCTGTGCTCGATGTCTGACCCTCGGAGCCATGTCATCGCGTCGCACTATCCCAGACTTCATTAACCACCCGGTTCTAGGAATTCGCCCACCGTCCCTGCTCTGGCTTGCTCGTGTAACAGGGTTATTTAAGACTCCACCACCGACGTACCGCATGGTGTCCGAGTCGGGGCCGCCAATAACAAAAGCCGTTACTACTGCACTGGGTCGATCCTCCCTTTCACGGGAGCCAATGCATGAGTAACGGCTTTCAAATTGCTGCGATCGACCACAACAGGCAGACTGTACCACAGTTCTGAAAGGCGTGTCAACCAGCACGTTTGCTCATCTCAAGGTTGCGGATGATCTCAAACAGCCGGCCACTGCTGGTGTCCTCAGTCTTGATGGCCGCTCCGCCCTCTACACCCTCTACAGCCATGCGGTCGCCATACTTCTTAGGCTTGAGCTTCATGGCCGTCCACTTGCGGGCTTCGATGCGCTGGCGCTGGTAATTAACGTAGCCAGAGTCAATCTTGACGTCAATCACGTTACCCTCCTTATCGCGCACCTCCACGGTTTCAGGCGACTCGTCAGCAATGGCAATGATTTCATCAGCCAGCGTGTCAGCCTGCTCTTCCCGGGCGCGGGTGTACTGGTTGGCAAACTCAGAGTGGCGCAGCAGCCAATCGTAAACAACCGTCCTGTCTGGCATACCTGCTGTTTTAACAATCTCTCTTAAGCTTTCCCCTTCCGCAAGTCTTATGCAGATGATAGAAGCGATATGAGTGTTGTATAGCGTAGGAGCGCCTACAGGTTTCTTTTCGGGCTTGGGGCTACTATCCCCTGCCTTTGTAGCTTTAGGCGGCTTGGTGGCCTTTTTAGTGGCTTTGGCGGTGGTTTCTGGCATGACCCGTATTCCCCGTTAGTGAATGAATGACGCAAGTGTATTCGATTCGCTTATGGCTCGCCAATGTGGGTTGTTGGTGTGGGGTAGGTTCTCGTGGGTTCGCCTCTTCCCAAACGGCGCAGACATAGCCCTGCACCCGGCGTGTACCTTCGTTTTTCGTTCTGTACACCAACACGGCTGGGGACTGCTCTCTTTGTGGTCGCCGTGGCCTACGGCATCGCAATCCCCATGCGTGATGGCTCTCGGCTTCCGAGAAACCCATTCGGCTTCATTTCGCTTTCGTACACAAGCCACTTGTGATGGCGTGTGGTGTCTGCTGTTGGCACTCTTCTTCAGTCAACGTGAAGTCTGGCACCCACACCCAAAAAGCGATGAACGCAAGAAACATTATAGTGATGGAGAGCTTTTCTAGCAAGGTTTCTTTTACCACGGTGCGTCCTCGTGATTGGCTGGATTGAAAGGGATGGGCTTGTTTGGCTGCGGCTTAGGCAACTCGGTAGGAAAGGGCCAAACAGTCAAGTGTTGCGCTCCTTCAGTTTGGCTTCTGCCGCAATAAGCAAATCTTCCCAGCCATACTGAGCCGCCGCAAATTTACGCCTATCTTCATCCGTCAGCCCCTGCCACGGGCGCTGTGCTGCGGGTGGAGCGGTGTAGAGAGTCCGAGTTTCATATGGTCCATCACCGTCGCAGTAATCCGGGTGTCCGTCATACCAGTCAGCGCAAACTGGATTACGCCACTGATGAACTGCCACCGGCCCCTGCTCTGGCTGCTTTAGTGCGGCTTTAAGAGTGGCAATTGAGTCGGTTGTGTTTCGCTTGGACTGCTCCAGTGCAGACTCAGGCCACACCCATGCGCCGTAATTGTCCCAGCCTTCCAGCGTCTCCAGCGCCTGCTGCGCGGCTTGTCTTAAGTTAGTCATGTCTCCTCCTTGATGTTGTGGGCAGCTTCAATGGCATCAACTACTTTTCTGCCCTGCTTTGATACGGGGCCAGCGCCGCCGTTTTGTCCGAAGTAATAGCGCAAAATTTCGTCGGCCAAAATCTGTTTATCCGTCAGCGGTTTGCGCTGTGCTGCTCTCTTGCCGTCGGCAAACCCTCGCTGGTACACAATCGTCAGCGTGTCTGCCTCATCGGTCAGCTTGGCTTTCGCTACCTTGCGCTTTGAATCAAATCCAGTCATGTCACATCCTTTACTTCGTAGTCTTTAAACACTGTTCCCTTGCTGGCATTGCCACGCCAACATTCTTTGACCCAGCCTCGTTTGCCAGATTTGTATGTACGCCAGTGACCTCTAGCCTGATGCCTGCGGGGGCTTGCGTGTGTACCGCCGCGAGACTCTGACTGCGGCTTGGGCGGCTCAATGATTACCGTATGCCAGTCGTACAACAGGGGAAACTTGCCTTTGGCTTTGCGCTTGTCGTTGATGAGGCTGCGCTTTGAGACTGGTTGATGCGCCTCTACTGCCTTCTGACCAAGCAGGTCAAGAAAGTGCTTGATAGTGCAGAGGACGGAGTAGCATTGTTCCTTCGATGGTGGTGCGTCACCTTCGTTCGCTGGCAACAGTCTCAAGCCTTCTAGTGTTTCCATATAGGCAAATGCGTTGACCATCTCATACGAGCTTGGGGACAAAACAAAACCCGCAGCGGCAACCGAACCATTCCCACCCACCAGAGTCAACATACACTTGTCGCCATCCGAGTCGATGCAGCAGACAATTACTTTACGGAACGGGATGTGGGTGAGTGTTTCGCTGTCAACCAAGAATTGCACTTCCTCCGTTGGCAGTTTGCCAATGTCAAACCACATAAAACTTTCAGCCTCTGGTGTGTAGCCCACCATTTCTTTGACTAGCGGTGTCATTGCGGCTTCTCCTCGTCTCCAAAGTCCATATCAACAGGGTGCGGCACGTCGTCATGCACGATAACGCCATGCTCATCTTCCGGTAAAAACTTACCGCATACTACGCAGTAATATCCTGTCATCAAATCCCCTCATCGGCCAAGAATTCGGCCAAGATTAAACAAAATACACGGCGTTGCTCTTCAGTGCTGCTCCAGTAGCCGTCTTCGCGGTTAAATTCCACACGGACATACTGTATACCTGAATCTTCGAAGTTGCGCGTTAGTGCCACACCCCGCAGCCTCGTGCTGATCGGGCCATAGGCCAAGTGAGCGTCATCCGGGTGGATGCGGTAGCTATACCCAACTTTTCCAAGGTAGACAAACTCTGAGTCTGTCCAGCGGCTCAAGGCGTTATCTTCAATCCTCGCCCCACGGGCGGCAGCGTGTAGTAAGCGGCTCATGTCGTTTTCCTTGCACGGATAGCGTCGGCATCGTTGCTGGCCTGTATTGCTTTTGTGTTGGTGCTACTGCTATTCGTATCTACAGCCAGCTTTTTTAAGCGCCATGCTTCGTCTTCACACAACTTCGCGCAAGCCTCTCGCTCGGCCTCTGCGTTTGCTTTGCCCCACGCCAGCATCTGCTCGACTGTGTAGCCCGGTATCTCTTCCCCGGTAGCAAAGACAATTGCAACGGTCACGGGTTCAGGTAGTTTCATGTCAAATACCCCGCAAAGAAAAACAGCGCCACCAGCGCAAGCAGCGCGATGGCAATGGCAACGGCGGCATCCAACCAGCCGTAGGCGAATAAATTCTCAATCTCATCGTCTTTCATTTGGCTTCTCCTTTGGCTATTGCGGCACGGGCT